GAATAAAACTTCTAATCATTTACAAACAACATATGATTTACAAACAGCGGTTTATGGTAAATGTTATGAAGAATGTTATGGTAAAAAAGCAGATAGATATGGTATACTTTGGTTAAAATCTTCTAAAAGAAAACCAAAAGAAGGTATGATACAGGGTAAAGGATGGGAGTTATATGAATCTAAAAGATCACAAGAAGAAAATATTGACATTTTTAAAACAGTAAAAAAACTATTTGATTTAGAAAATCCAAGACATTCCCCTATATTTACTGAATTCAAAACGTCAGCTAAAAGAAATTTGTGATATTTATAATAAAATTATTTTATCATGATAAGTTTAACTCAATTATTAAACGAAGCTATTAATGGTCCTAAAGCTGTTATATTAGCAGGGGCACCAGGAGCAGGAAAAGGTTATATATTAAGAGGTTTAGATTTAGGTGGATTGAAAATAATGAATGTAGATGATATTTATGTTCCTTTACTAAAAAAAGCTAACGTTAGTTTAGATTTAAAAAATGCTACACCTGAAGAAAGAAGTGAGCAAGCTAAACAAATGGCTGTAGCTAATAAGGAATTTAAAGGTGAAATGGAAAAAATTATAGCAGGTAGAGAATCTTTTATATTAGATGGTACAGCAGCATCATTTAATAAAACAGCACAATTAAAACAAGAATTAGAAGAAGCAGGATATAATGTATTTATGCTTTATGTTTATACTGATTTAGAAAGATCATTAAAACAAAATCAAGATAGATTTGAAAAATCTGAGGGTGAAGATAGAAGTTTAGCCCCAGCTATTGTAATGAGAACTTGGATGGATGTAACTAAAAATTATAAACCTTATAAAGACTTATTTGACCAAAATAATTTTGCATTAGTAGCTAATACTTTAGAAGGAGAAAAATTAGATAGTTTAGAAGATATTGTTAGTAAATATTTAACTCCATTTAAACCCCAAGGAACAAAACCTAAAACTGATAAACAAAAAGCTAGATCAGAAGAAAGAAAAGCCAAGGAAGAAAAAATAATTAAATCTCTTTTAAACACTGAATTTGTAAATGATATAGTTGGTGATGGTTTATCTAAAGACGAAGCACAAATGAAATTAAAAAAATTCTTAACTCGATGAACGAATTAACTAAAGAATTAGTAAAAGGACTAATGGAAGTAGATGATACTAAAGTAGTTGCTTTGTATGGAGGAGGATTTAAACCACCAATAGCAGGACATTTTAATGTAGTTAAACAAGCATTAGAAGAACATCCTGAAATTGATGAATTAAAAATATTTGTAGGAGCAAAATCAAGAGATGGTATTGACCAAGAAGAAGCATTATTAATATGGGATATATATAAAAATTATTTACCAGGTAAAATAACTATTGAACCTGTATCTGCTCCAATTAAAAATATTTACAATTATTCTAAAGAAAATTTACAAGAAAAAGTTTATTGGATTTTAGGAAGAAGAGAAGGAGCTGAAGATGATATAAAAGATATAGAAGTAAGACAAACAACATTACTTAAAAACCCAAAAACATACCCTAATTTATCTGTTAAAGTAGTAACTACCAAGGATGAAGGTATGAGGGGAAGAAATGCTAGAAAAGCTATTAATAATAGAGAAGAATTTTTTAAATACTTACCAAATATAGATACTGTAGATAAAGAAAAAGTATATGATTTAGTTTCACCTACATTAAATGAAGGTATATCAAAAAAAGAACTAAATTCAATTGAATCATATGCTGATAGTTTATTTAATAAATTAGGTATTGATATAGAATTTACAAAACATTTTTTTGATAGGTTAAATGATATTAGAAATAAAAAACCAATATCTGTAGCTGAATTAATAGGTGTGTTTAAAAAACTATATAAAAAGCATGGTAAACCATTATCTAAAACTGAAGATGATTTAGAAGCTGTTGTTAAAGATTTTAATAAAAATATTAATATCCCTTTTGTAATTGATGTAGATCAAAATGGAATTGATATGACAGCTAAAACAATAATGAGAAAACAAGACTTTCAAACATCTAATCCTATTATACCTTTAGAAGAAGAATTGACACAAGAAACACCAGAATTCTTTTATCATGCAACATATAAAGCATTGTTACCAAGTATTAAAGCAACAGGATTAGATACCAGAGAAGCTATATTGGCTTGGGAAGATTCAAAACCCGGTATTGTTTATTTAGCTAATGACCCAGGTGTAGCAGAATCATATGCTGAAGCATCAGAAGTAGTTTCAGATGAAATCTATGATAGTGGTATTGTAATGTTAAAAATAGCATCTAAAGATTTAGATTTAAGTAAATTACACGATGATAGTAATGTATTAGAAGACGAGTCTGATACATATGAATATCATGGGCAAATACCTTGGGATAAACTTTCAATAACTAATTTACAAGAAAATGTAAAAACTGAAGAGGATAATGATAATATAGTACCTGAAGCTGAATTAATTTTACCTAGAGGTAAAAAAGTAGTATTACAAGCTGAAGACACAGATTATAAAAGAGGTTTAATTGTTGAATTATTAAATAATGGTGGTTATGAAATGGCATATTGGTATGATAAACCCGATAAACCATACCCAGTTGAAATTTTAGTTGATGGGAAAAGTATTAAAAAAGATGGTAAAATAGTTGAAATGAAATTTCATCCACAAGATTATTATGATAAGCAAGATGAATTAAATGAAAATACTACATATGCTAATTATATAGATTATAAACAACAAATTAAAGATTTAACTAAACATATGTTAAAGATGGGTTTAAATATTGAACCTTTACCTAAAATAATTTTTAAACATGAAGATAAATCAAATGCAAAAGATTTTTTTGGAAAAACAGCTTATTATAATCCAAATACTCAAGAAGTAGTATTATATACAGAAGGAAGACATCCAAAAGATGTAGTAAGATCATTTGCTCATGAAATGATTCACCATATACAAAATTTAGAAGGTAGATTAGGAAATATAAACACAACTAATACAAATGAAGACCCAGATTTAGATGCAATAGAAAGAGAAGCATATCAAGAAGGAAATATGATTTTTAGAAATTGGACTGACTCTATTGATGGTGAAATTACTACTGATATAGAAGAAGGAGGTTCATTAATACCTATAGATATTAAAAAATCTAAAAAAGATCCATTTGGGATAAATGCTTATGCTTTAGAATTAGCTAAAGGTTTAGAAGAAGCAATAGTAAATGAAGGTAAATATGATTCATTAGTAACTAAATTAGCTAGTTGGACTTTAAATTCATGGAAAATGGATTTTTTAGAAGGATATAACGAGGGTAAATTTGAAGTAGAAGTAGGACCTGGTAAAGATTTTGATTATCCTCATTTAGATTTTGAATATAAAGCTGAAGCTACATTTGGGGGAATTTACCGTGATAAGGGAAGCTTTGCTCGTCCCTTAGTACCTGAAGTTGTAATAAAATATTCATTAGATATTGAAGAATTACCTAGAATGTGGTCAAGAATTGCTATGGATTTAAGAAATACTATTCGTCATGAAATAGAACATTTAATGCAAAGTGGTCCTAATGTTAAAAAAGGTAAAGAAAAAGAAAAAGATTATACTGAAAGAGAAGAAATAAAATCAGGTAAAAAACCTTGGTGGAAAATATGGAGAAAAAAATTAAAAAATGTTGATTATTACAAATTAGCAAAAGAAGTAGATGCTAATTTACAAGGTTTATATTTACAAGCTAAAAAATCAAGAACACCACTTAAAGATGTTATTGATAATTATGTTAAATATGATTTAAATTTATCTATAGAAGATCAAGAAGAAGTTAAAAGAATTTGGGCTGAAAGAGCTCCTAAATTAAATATTCCTTTAGAAGAAGGCAGAAAAAAGAAAAAAGACCCTAAAAAAGGTACTGGTAAAAAACCTGAAGGATCAAGTAGAAGATTATACACAGATGAAGACCCTTCAGATACAGTAAAAGTAAAATTTTCAACAAGACAAGATATAGTAGATACTTTAAATAAAAAATCTTTTAAAAATAAATCTCATGCTCGTCAATCTCAAGTTATAAATTTAATACATCAAAGAGTAAGAGCAGCTTTGGGAAGAACTAAAGATCCAAAAAAGAAAAAACGTTTACAAACTGCATTTGATTACATTAAAAAGCGTAAAGAAGCCTCTAAAGCTAAAACACAACGTTTAAAGAAAAAGAAAACAAATGAAACTATAGATTTACCTAACCATGATGGTAAAGCAGCTCCATATGGATCAGGATATAAACCTTTAAAAGAAAATCAAAAATATACAATTTATTCAGATATGGATGGTGTAATAGCAGATTTTGATAAAAGATTTAAAGAATTTTCAAATGGTATTGCTCCCCAAAATTATGTAGATAAATTTGGATTAGAAGCTTTTTGGGATTTAATAGATAAACAAGTAGGTGTTAGATTTTGGACAGGAATAGATTGGATGCCAGATGGAAAAGAATATTGGAATTATATAAAAAAATATAACCCAAAATTATTATCATCACCTTCACGTGAAAATGAGTCAAGATTAGGAAAAAGAATTTGGGCAAAACGAAGAATGCCTGGAACCAAAGTAATTTTAGCATATTCTTATAATAAAAAAAATTATGCTGATGGAAATTCTATTTTGATAGATGATATGGAAAAAAATATAGATCAATGGAGAGCAGCTGGTGGAATAGGAATTCTACATACATCAGCGGCTTCTACTATTGCTCAATTAAAAGAATTAGGTTTATGAAAGATAATATATTAAGAAAAGAATGGTCTAAAAGAGACGTTAAACGAGCTCGTAATCTTATACAAGGTAAAGTTAATGAAAGAACCATTAAGGGAATAGGTTATAGTAAAAAACAAGAAACTTATAATGAAGGGGATGTTTGGAAAGAAAATGGAAGAACTTGGACTATTAAAAATGGAATAAAACAAAATATAACTAAATATGATAATATAAAAAAATTAGTAAGAACTCCTTTATTTTGTCCAAGTTGTAAAAAACAAATGAAACATAAGTTTGATGCTGATTATTATAGAGTACATAAACATTGTTATGAATGTCAATTATACTTTGAATCCGAATTAAAACAAAAAGGTGTTTGGGAAGATTATGTAAAAAAATTACATAATAATGAAATAGATGCTTTTATAAAAGATTTTGAAAAATGGACAAAAGATCAAATAAATAATAATTCAAATAAATCATTTATATCAGAACAAGGTGATGTAGAAAAATGGGTTGGTGGTGTAGATAAAACCAGAGCATTAGATAGTTTAGATGAAACAATAAAATATTTAAAAAGTTTAAAGAAATAAAAAAGAATATATATTTATAAAATATAATATACAATGGATAACTTTAATTTACATAAATACTATACAAATTCCTATATAAAAGAAGCTATGGGTGATGATGATATGGTTAGGGATAAAATAAAGGATTTAGAAAAACAACACGAACCCGAAATAAAATCAAAATTTAAGGATTATCGTCCATATATTTCTATGGGTTTTTATGGTACAGATAGACCGGATACTGACAAATATAAAGGTAAAGGGTTTGGTACTTTAGATTTTGTTTATAGAGACGAATTACCTGATAATGTATGGAAAGATGCTTTAAATTGGGTTAAATCTAAAGGATATGAAGTAGTATCGGACTCTAATTATTATGAAGTAGAATGGGATAATGATAGAGCATGGTATCCAAAAATTAAATTTGAATTTTTAGCTAAAGACATATTACTATGAAATTTACAAACAAAAAACTAATTGAAGAAGGCAGTTGTGGTTATGATAAAACAGGAAATATTAACCCAGAAGATACATCTTCTAAAACTCCTGGTGGGTTAAAAAGTATGACTGCTGATAAAAGAACACAAATGGTAAAAAACATTATGGAAAAAATTAAATCTAACAAATCTTAACATATTTATAAATAAAAATATATGACAATGGAAAACTTTGACTACAAAAATTATCTAAAAAACAATCCTCTTCTTGAAAAAGAAGATGAAAAAATCATTACAGAAAATGTTAATGAAGATGCACGTACCGATGCTGAGGAAGAAGGCTATAAAGATGGTATGAAAGATGCGAAAGCTGATATGAAAGAAGATGCACGTACTGATGCCGAAGAAGAAGGTTATGAAGATGGCTTTAAAGATGCAAAAGCTGACATGAGAGATAAATTATCTAAAATGAAAGTATCTGAATTAAAAGCAAAAATCAGAGAAAGAATTTTAAATGAACTTCAAGAAGAAGAAGTTAATGAACAAGAAGAAGAAAATATTGATGTAGATGTTGAAAAAGATGTAGACATTGATGTAACTGATAAAGAAGAAGTAGATGTAGATGATGAATCTGTAGAATCAGATATCGAAGTAAAAACAATGGTACCTGGTGAGGATGCAGATGTAGCAGCTGTTCAAGGACTTTTAACAAAAGCTCAACAACAAGCAGAAAAATTAGGTGATGAAAAACTATTAGATCAAATAGGAAATACTATTACTTATTTCACCAGAGCTCACGTTGTAAAAGTTAGTGAGAGTCAAAAAAAAACTAAAGAATCAGTAGCTGAGGCTATAGGAGATGAAGGTGAAAATATTGCTGCGGGTTTACCCTCTCAATATATAATGAAGTATAAAAAAGATATTAAAAAACCTATTGATATGGCTAAACATATGGTAGATTTTTATCAAGCTATCCAAGATGAAGAACAAGTTGACTTTTCAAAAAATCAAAATATGAGAATGGCTTTAAATTATCTTAAAAAAGCAGCTGATGAAGAAGAAACAGTACTAGGTAAAGGAGCTGATGCTGAAGAAGCAACAGCAGCTGAAAAAGATAAATAGATCTGTTTTAATGAAGTTGAATGAAAAAAAATTGACTAAGGCTGAACTTGATAAAAGAGAAGACATCATCATGAAGATGAAAAAAAACAAACGTTCTCTTGTTAATAAGTATGGTAAAGATGCCGAAGCAGTAATGTATGGTAGAGCAACTAATATAGCAAAAAAACAAGTAGAAAATATGAAATCAGATAGACTTAGTGAATTAATTAGAGAAAAATTAAAAAATCCCAAAAAAGCAGATCTAAATAAAGACGGTAAATTATCAGATTATGAAAAAACTAGAGGAGCTGCTATTGAAAAAAATCTTGATGAAAAAGTAGTCAAAGGTCAAGATGGAAAAAAATACAAAAAACATGATGTTTCTAAATTAGAAGAAATGGATCCTGTTTCTTGGGATTTAAAAAATGGGATATCAGCACAATGGGCACCAGATAAAGTAGGACATACAGCAGATGGAGATCTTAGAGATGATCCTTCTGATGGTTATGATACAAGTCATACAAATACATTAAAAGAAACTTTAGATGATGATGTTTGGATGAAAGTAGATGCTTTAAAAAATAATATAAGGAGAGAGGAATTAATTGATGTTATGGTTAGATCAATGTCTACTGATGATGCTAATTTATATATTGATGCTATAATAAGAGATTATGGAATTGATTTAGAAGATGCTAGAGATGATTATTATAATAAAGTAGGAATAAAAGAAGCAGTTAGATTTAAGGATAGACCTTATGATTTTCAACTTAATTCTATTGCTCAAGAAAAATATGGAGCTAATTTTAATATGTTAGGTGATACTGAACAAGATATAGTTCGTGATATGGTTGAAAGAGAATTGGATATAGAGGATGATTTAGATAATTTAAATGAAGGTCATAAAGGTAAAGTTGATTATGAAGGTAAAATGGCTCGAAGACAATTAGCTAGAATAGCTAAATATGCCCAACATTTATTCCATATGTTAGATAATAAAGATCAATTAGAAAGTTGGGTCCAAGCTAAATTAACAAAAGCATCAGATTATATGGGTTCTGTTAAACATTATTTAGAGGGTGAAGCATTAACATCTGCACCTCCTATTATAAATGAAGAGGAACCTGTTAAAGATATAGAAGGAAGAGCTTTAAATATTGGGGATGTAGTTAGATGTCCTAATAATAATGAATATCAATGTATGTATTCATACTCAGATGGTTTACCATTTTTATCACCATGGGATGGTAAAAAACCTGATTTAATGAAAAAAATATACTTTAAAGACAAACCAGATATTGCTAAAAGATTAGAAAAAATTAAAGGATTTTCAGATACTAAAGGTGGATTTATTAAATAAAAATGAACAAACAAGAATTCAAAGAGAAAATACGCTTGTTAATCAAACAAGTTTACTCTAACAGATCTAAAGCTGAAGAAGCTGCTGTAGAGTATGATGAATTGACCAAATTCCCTGAATTAAAAAAAGTAATTATAGACTTATTATCATATCAATTTGATAATTTTTTATCATCTATTGATTGGGTAGCTCCTCGTCCTACTACTTTTCGTATTAACTTAAAAAATAATGAATTCTTTTATTTAATTTATAATGGTAGAAGTTGGATAGCTCAAGTAGAAGGTAAAAGTTATTATTTATTAAATTTACCTGAAGAAGAGCAAGCTGCTATGGCTGTAGCTAGAATATTAAGGTATGGTTCACCTGAAACCGAAGAAGAAGGAGGAGAAGAAGGTGGTGAAGGTGGTGAAGAAGAAGTAGATGTAGAAGTTGATACTGAAGAAACTGAAGAGGTATGATAGATCCTATTATTACATTTTTAAGTAAAGTAGCATATAAATTTCCTAAAGGTTATCCTGATATGAATGATCCTAAGGATAAAAAAATGTTATTTGAAATGATAACAGGAATTGTTGATGAAAGTAAAGCTGATGATAAAAAAACAGCTATACAAATTATTAAAGATACTTTTAAATTAGATGATGAAGCTTTTAAAGATAAAGGTTTAAATTTTCATTTATTAGTTCCAAGACAAGAACGTCAACAATATATTGATGATATAGAAAAATTAGAAGGATTTGAATACAATCCCCAACCATCAGGATTTTCAAGTATAGGGTATTTAACTTATGGTGATGTTAAAATAGCAGTTAAACCATCAGGAATACAAGGTACAAAATCAGCAGGATTAGAAAATGAAGATATATTTGTAAAAAATATAAATAAATTTCTAGAAGATGGTCCTAAAAATATTATTATTACTGATGGAGAAAGATCAATTGAATTCCCAGATGTTACAGAAGTAAAAGGATCTGGTACAGCAACAGGAAATTATTCTAAATCAGATGCTAATTTTTATAGAGGTGATAAAGATTTAGGAGGAGTATCATTAAAAAAAACAAACGCTATTTATTGGGAATCTGCTGATGTAAGATTTAAAGAAGAAGTTATGAATTTATTAGATGCTATAATAAATGGTAAACTTGGAGATGAAATTTCATATAAACCTTTAATTGATAAAAGAGGAAATGAAGATCCTACAATTATAAGAATGTGGAATAAAGTAACAGACGAAAAAATTCCAGGTATTGTAGTAACAGATCTACCAGAAATAGATACTTATCAAGCTATATTTGGTAATGACCAAGTCCCGGTTGCAATGGGTACATGGAAAGAAAGTGATTTTTCAATACAAGGAGATGATTTAATTATTGAAGCATCTAAAGTATATGAAGATATTGATGATGTAGAAGAAGATGGAGCTATGCCTGTGTTAAATATACGACATGATATGACTAAAAGGAATACAAGAGGTTTAAGAGCTTTACTCCAAACAGAAAAATCAATATATAAAGATGGAAAATTAAAAGGAAAGAATATTAATTTACCATATGACTCTTTTAATTAATATGTATAACCATGAATAGATTACGTAAATTAATAATAGAAGCATTACAAACCCCAAAGAAAAAAGATTGTAATTGTGGGTGTGGTGGTTGTTCTTCTAAACGTATTGGTCCCATATTAAATGAAAATATGGTTTTTAATACTCCATTGTCTAATAATTTAAAACATTATATAGACAATAATATACCATTAAATAGACGTTTAGATGGTATGAAAAACAATGAATATAATAAAATCATAACAGAAGCTAGATCATTATACTCTCGTTTAGTTTTAAATGTTAATGATAAAAAAGATAAAAAAATATTAGAAAGTAAGTTATTAAAAGAAGATAGATTCATTGTCATGTACAGACGAAAAGATTCTGAAGCTTTAAAGAAAAAAGGATTTGATCCTGAATACCCAGCATTTGCTCCAGAAGCGGTTAAAAAAGGGGGATGGAATAAAGGGAAAGAATTTATGGTATCTTATGGTGATTATGAAACACCCAGAGATAGAGCAAAAGCTCATGCAGAAAAAAATACAAAAGAAGATGGTGAAACCTTTGAATATGGTGTTCATCTTCAAAGAGATAGAACAAGATTTGAAGAAAAAATCAATTTAGGAAATGCAAAAGAAATGTTTATGCCTGTACAAGGAGGACAAAAAACATTTCATAAAGAAATGTCTAAAATGTTTGAAGATTCTAAAGAAGATTATTCTAAATATTATGACGAATTTAAAGAAGTATTTCGTGATATTTTAGATAAATTAAATGACATAGATACTAGTATTGATTTTGTAGCAGCAGGAATAACAGGAGCTGACCCTATAGATATAGACATTAATCAGAAAACTATGGGTAGATTTGCGGGTGTTAAAAATGTAAAAGAAAATATTCAAAATATGCTAAATGAAGGATGGCCAACTGGACTTTTATCGTTATTAGGATTAGCTTTAATGGCATGGAGTAGTAAAAATAATGTTTCTGTTGAAACACCATCTGACGAAGAATTTGAATTTCAAGATAAAGATTGGAATAAAGCTGATGAAAAAACAAGATCTGAATTATTATCTAAATTATATAAAACAGCAGGTTCAAATGTAAAAAATACTGATGTTAAAGTAAAAATGACATGGGATGAATTAATACCAGTAGTTGGAAAAGAATTAGGTGATAAAATTTATACTTTTAATAAATAAAAATATGTGTAATTGTCAAAAATGTAAATGTGGAACAAGTTGCGAATGCACTTGTTGTAATTGTTAATATATAGTTCGATTCATAGCCGAACGATTTAAATTTTTTTTAGAGAGCTGTGGCCTCATTTTGGAGACCCAGCTCTCTTTTTGTATGTTTAATAATAAAATAAATTAGAAATGACTAAAGTAGTAATTGTAGGAGCAGGAGTAGCAGGAATTAATGCTGCTACTAAATTAGTAGATAATAACTTTGAAGGAAAAATAACAATTATTGATATGGGTAAAGATCCATATAATAGATTACCTGAAGAAGTAATGACAGGTATGTTAGGTGCTGGTGGTTGGTCTGATGGTAAATTAACATATCATACTTCAATAGGAGGACATTTATCAAAATATTGTGGAGAAGAAAAAGCAATGGAATTAATGGATCAAGTTATTAATAATTTTAAAAGATTTCATCCTAAACCAGAAGAAGTACAATGTTCTAATCCAGTAGCAGAACCTGATTTTATTAAACCTTATTTTGGTTTAAGATTATTCCCTGTATGGCATGTTGGGACTGATTATTTACATGAAATAGGTAAAAATTGGTATAATTATTTGGTAGATAATGGTGTAGAATTTATTTGGGAAACTAAAGTTGGGGATATTGATTTTGATAATCAAGAAGTATATTGTGGTTTAGGTTCTAAACATGAACTTAGTTTTAAATATGATAAACTTATATTTGGTGTAGGTAAATCAGGAATTGACTTCGGAAAACAATTAGCTGAAAATTATAAACTACCAACAGAAGCAAAACCTGTACAAATAGGTGTTCGATTTGAAGCACCACAAAAACACTTCCAAAAATTAATTGATGTTAGTTATGATTTTAAATTATATAGAAAATTTGATGATGAAGGTGTATCATTAAGATCATTTTGTACTAATAATAATGCTGCTTATGTTGCATTAGAAGAAACATATGGGGATTATAGTTACAATGGTCATGCTAAAAAAGATCCTAAATATAAAAATGATATGACTAATTTTGGTATTTTAATGGAAATTAGAGGTATTAAAAATCCATTTACTTGGTCTAGAGAATTAGTTGATAAAGTAAATAAAGTATCAATTGTACAAGGAGAAGGATATAGCGGAGGTAGAGCTATTGGTAGATTTGCAGCAAAATATAAAGCAGGATTATATTATAGTCCTATAGGAAAAGATAAATCAAAAACATCAGAAGGTGATTGGGTAAAAGCTCATTATATTGGTGAAGATAGTTTGGAAGATGTTAGAGATGCTTTTAAAGGTTATTTTAAATATATAGAAGATTTCATTAATGATATGAAAAAAGTATTTCCTACATTAAAAGATGATTGGGGAATCTATATTCCTGAGGTAAAATATTTATCTCCTGAACCTTTAGTAAATTATAAAGACTTATCACTTACAGAATTTTCAAATGTACATTTTGTAGGTGATGCCTTAAGTGCAAGAGGTATTACAGTATCGGGTGCACAAGGAACTTACGTAGCTGAAAGTTTAATCAAAAACCAAAAAGAATGCCAAGAAAAAAAATCGTTACCGAACCACTTATTAAAGAACGAATCCTTAAAAAGAGAGAAAAAGATGGAAGTTTAACTGAAATACATACTTTACAAATTAAAGATGAATTTAAAATTCACAATTTTGAAGGACCTGCTATAATTAATAAAGAACAAAAAGTAAAAGAATATTACTTAAATGGAATAAAATACCCAATAGAAGTATGGAAAGAAATACGAAAAGGTAGAGAAGGTTTACCTTGGTACAAAAATCCTGCAATGAAAGGAGCTAGACATTAAATTAGGTTTTATTAAAAAAATTTTTTATATTATTAAAAAAATACAATTATGAAAATAGGTTTATGTGGAACAATGAGTGTAGGTAAAACTACATTAGTTAATGAATTAAAAAAATTAGATGAATTTAAAGATTATAAATTTGCTACAGAACGTAGTAAATATTTAAGTTCATTAGGAATCCCTTTAAATACAGATTCAACATTAAAAGGTCAATTAGTATTTGCAGCTGAAAGAGCAGCTGAATTAATGCAAGAAAAAATGATAACAGATAGGACTATTATTGATGTTATGGCTTTTTGTGAATTATCTAAATCAATGAGTAAAGCTGAAAAACAACATATAAATGGAGTTTTATGGCATCTTATAAAAGAATATGATGTTATATTTCATATAACTGATTTATCTGTACCGATGGAAGATAATGGAGTAAGAGAAACAAATGAAGATTATAGATTATCAATTCATCAAAAAATATCTTCTATATTAGGAATGCATAGGTTAATGCCTGGTAAAGTAGTAGAAATTAAAGGTACTACGGAGGAACGGATAAATAAAATTAAAGAAACAATATTTTCATAATATTTATAAATAAAAATATAATGAGACTATCTGAATTAAAAAAAGAAATAAAAAAAGAAATAATTTCAATTTTATCTGAAGTTAATACACAAGAAAAAGCAGCAGCAAAAGCATCATCAGATGCAAAAAAGAAACAAAATAAGGATATTTCAAAAAATACAAAAGCATTAGATGCTTATAATGATGAATTAGAAAGAAGCATAGATTTAGAAAAAGATTTAAGTAAAGCTATGATGAAAGAAGATGAAGATGAACCTACATCATCACAATTAAAAGGAGCATCTAAAGATTCGGTAGCAGTATTAGCACGTAAATTACAACAAGTTTCTTCTGAATTAAAATCTACAGCAAATAGATGGAAAAAATCAGAAGGTGATGAAAAAGAAAATTTAAAAAATAGATTATTAACATTAACAAAAATAAAAAAAGAGCTTGAATCTATGCTCGAATAATAATTATGAAAAAAATTTGGAAAATATTAGCTGGAATAGGAGCATTAATAGTAGGAATTTTAGCATTAACAGCTAATAAAGGTAGTAAAAAACAATTTAAAAAAGATCTTAAAGATAATAAAAATAAGATTAAAGATATAGAAAAGAAAACAGAAAAAGTTAAACAAGAAAAGAAAAAAACAAAAGAAAAAATTGTTAAGCAAGATAAAAAAATAAAAGATACAAAAAAGAAAGTAAAATCAACTAAATCAGCTAAAAAAACAATATCTGATTTTGAAAAAAAATATAGAAGTAAAAAATAATGAAAAAAATATTATTTATATTAGCATCAGTAATTTCGTTAAATTGCTTTGCCCAAGATAAAATAGTAAAAATACCACAATCTGAACTAGATGCATTTTTTCTAGCTGTTGATACATTACAATATCAAGATTCAATAAAAACTATATTAATTTCAGATTTAGAATTACAACTTGTAGAATATAAAACTTTAAGTTTGCAGAATGATACCTTATTAAAACTTAAATCTGATAAAATAATTTTATTAAATGATCAAATTAAATTATATGAAGATCGGTTAAAAATAACTGATAAATGGTATAATAAAAGATGGTTTGGCGTAGTTTGTGGTGTTGTAGGAACGTCAACAGCAATATATTTAGCAGGACAATTAGGTAATTAATCCTTATATGGCAGACTTAAAAAAAATAATAAGACAAGAATATATAAAATGTGCAAAAGATCCTGTACATTTTATGAAAAAGTACTGCTATATTCAACATCCCCAAAGAGGTAGAATACAATTTAATTTATACCCTTTTCAAGAAAGAGTATTAGGTTTATTTAAGGATAACCCATATTCAATAATTTTAAAATCAAGACAATTAGGTATATCTACCCTTACAGCAGCATTTTCATTATGGATGATGATTTTTCATAAAGATAAAAATGTGTTATGTATAGCTACAAAACAAGAAACAGCTAAAAATATGGTAACTAAGGTAAAATTTATGTATGAAAATTTACCTTCATGGTTAAAAATAGATTATTTAGAAAATAATAAATTAACATTAAGATTAACAAATGGTTCACAAATTAAGGCAACATCAGCTTCAAGTGATGCTGGTAGATCCGAAGCCGTTTCTTTATTGTTAATTGACGAGGCTGCTTTTATTGAAAATATTGGAGAAATTTGGGCATCAGCACAACAAACATTAGCAACAGGAGGAGGATGTATTGCATTAAGTACACCATATGGAACAGGAGGATGGTTTCATCAAACTTGGGTAAAAGCAGAAGCTCAAGAAAATGAATTTTTACCTATTAAATTACCTTGGTTTGTTCATCCTGAACGAGATGAAGAATGGAGAAAAAGACAAGATGAATTATTAGGTGATCCTAGAATAGCAGCACAAGAGTGTGATTGTGATTTTAGTACATCAGGTGATATAGTTTTTTATTCTGAATGGTTAGAATTTATAAAAGAAACAACAATTAAAGATCCTTTAGAAAGAAGAGGAGTAGATCAAAATCTATGGATTTGGGAACCAGCAGATTATTCAAGAGATTATATGGTTGTAGCTGATGTAGCTAGAGGTGATAGTAAAGATTTTTCTGCATGTCATGTAATTGATATTGAAACAAATGTTCAAGTAGCAGAATATAAAGGACAAATGCCTCCTAAAGAGTTTGGATATTTTCTTACAGGATTAGCAACAGAATATAATAATGCTATGTTAGTAGTAGAAAATGCTAACATAGGTTGGGCAACCTTAGATGCTATTATAGAAAGACAATATAAAAATTTATATTATTCCCCAAAATCAGATACAGTAACGGCAGAATCTTATTTAAAAGTATACGAAGGTAATAGTGAAATGACACCTGGATTTACTATGTCAATGAGAACTCGACCTTTATGTATTAATAAGTTTAGAGAATTTGTAGGGGATAGAAGTACAACAATTCAATCTAAACGTTTATTAGAAGAAATGAAGGTATTTATTTGGAAAAATGGAAGACCAGAAGCTCAAACAGGATATAATGATGATTTAGTTATGTCTTTTGGAATAGCTATGTTTTTAAGAGATACTTCATTAAAATTCCAACAACAAAGTTTAGATAGTGCTAGAGCAGCATTAAAAAATTTAACAAAAACACAATCAACCTTTAAAGGAGTTTATAGTGGAAATAATGTAGAAAATCCCTATAGCATGAAAATAAATGGTAAAGATGAGAATCTAGATTGGTTGATATGATATTTATAATAATAAAATAAAAAATGGCAGATACAGGTTTATTTTCAAGATTAAAAAGATTATTTGGAACAGATGTTTTAATCCGTAATGTTGGTGGGGACCAATTAAAAGTTATGGATGTTAATCAAATCCAAATGTCTGGAGAATTAGAGACTAATTCATTAATCGATAGATTTAATAGAGTTTATACAAATTCCCCAAACTCATTATATGGTCAACAAACTAATTTTAATTATCAAACATTAAGACCATACCTTTATTCAGAATATGATGCAATGGATACAGATGCTATAGTAGCATCAGCATTAGATATTGTAGCAGACGAAAGTACTCTTAAAAATGATATGGGAGAAATCCTTCAAATTAAAAGTTCAGATGAAAATATTCAAAAAATATTATATAATTTATTTTATGATGTTCTTAATATAGAATTTAATTTATGGCCTTGGATTCGTAATATGGCTAAATATGGTGATTTCTTTTTAAAATTAGAAATAGCAGAAAAATTTGGAGTATATAATGTAATTCCTTACACAGCATTTCATATTGAAAGACAAGAAGGTTATAATAAAGAAAACCCACAAGAAATAAGGTTTAAATTTGACCCAGATGGTATAGCAACTTCTGATTATGGATATTTTAATGTTCCTAATTCAGGGGAACAAGCAGGTGCTATTTATTTTGATAATTACGAAATGGCTCATTTTAGATTATTAACTGATATGAATTTTTTACCTTATGGTAGATCATATATAGAACCAGGACGTAAATTATTTAAACAATATACTTTAATGGAAGATGCTATGATGATTCATAGAATTGTTAGAGCACCCGAAAAAAGAATATTTTATATGAATGTAGGTTCAATACCTCCAAATGAAGTAGATGCGTTTATGGAAAAAACAATTTCAAAATTAAAACGTACACCTCATATGGATGAAAAAACCGGGGAGTATAATATGAAATATAATTTACAAAACTTATTAGAAGATTTTTATATTCCTATTAGAGGAAATGATTCTACTACAAAAATTGAAAATATAGGAGGATTAAATTTTGATGGTATCCAAGATGTAGAATATTTAAGAGAAAAATTATTTGCTGCTTTAAAAGTTCCTAAAGCTTTTATGGGATATGATGAAAATTTAGAAGGTAAAGCAACATTAGCAGCTCAAGATATTAGATTTGCTAGAACAATAGAAAGAATACAAAGAATATTTACATCGGAATTATATAAAATTGCATTAATTCATTTATATACTCAAGGATATAGAGATGAAAGTTTAACTAATTTTGAGTTATCATTAACAACTCCATCTATTATATATGATCAAGAAAAAATAGCTTTAATGACTGAAAAAATGACATTAGCTCAAGCTATGCTTGATAGTAAAATAATACCATCAGATTGGATTTATGAACATATTTTCCATTTTAGTGAAGATGAATATGATGAATATAGAGAATTAGTAAGACAAGATCAAAAACGAATATTTAGAAATGCTCAAATAGAAGCAGAAGGAAATGATCCTTCAGAAACAGGTAAATCATATGGAACACCTCATGATTTAGCTGCAATGTATGGTAAAGGAAGAATGTATTCAGATCCATCTAATTTACCAGCGGGATATGATGAAGGAACAACTGAAAAAACTCCATTAGGAAGACCAAAACAAAAACTTACTAAAAGAAATACACAAGATGATAACTTTGGTAAAGATAGATTAGGAGTAAAACGAATGAAAGATGATAAAAGTGTAAATGAAATTAACACAGCTAAAATATTTTCTAAATATGAAGGTATGTTAAAAACAATTCCTAAAAATAAAACTAAAAACAAAAACTTGATTTCTGAACAAAAAGTTAAAGAGCAGAAATCTTGATATATTTATAAAAAAATATAACTTATTTGACTGTATGTATATAAAACATTCTAAATTTAAAAATACTGGTATCCTTTTCGAATTACTAGTAAGAAAGATAACGGCAGATACATTAGAAGGAAATGACTCTCCAGCTGTAAATATCCTAAAAAAATATTTTGTAAATACTGAATTAGGAAAAGAATACAAATTATATGAATCTGTATTCAAATCATCATCTATTACAGAAGGTAAAGCTAATATAATACTAAACACAGTATTAGAAACATCAAGAAAATTAAATAGAAGTGCTTTAAGAAGGGAAAAATATAATATAGTTAGAGAATTAAAAGAAAATTATAATTTAGAAGAATTATTTAAAACAAAAATAAATAATTATAAACCTTTAGCATCTTTATATTGTTTGTTTGAAATTTATAATTCAAAAGACATCACAAACCCAAACCAAATTGTTGATAATAAAGTAACATTATTAGAACATTTAACCAAAAAAGAAGTTTCAAAAAATGATGTTAAAGAAGATATTTTAGAAGAATTTAAATCTTATGATAAAGATTTAAGAATTCTTACTTATAGAGTATTATTAGAAAAATTTAATGATAAATATTCTAGTTTAAATTCATCCCAAAAGTTAGTACTTAAAGAATTTATTAATAATGTAGACAATACTACGAGATTAAAAGAATTTTATAATCAAAAAATAAATGAAGTTAAAAAATCATTAATTAAAGAGGTTAAAAAAGTAAAAGATAAAGCTACTAAAATTAAATTAGAAGAAATATCTAAATTTGTTGTCGAAATTGATAAAAGAAAAGGAATTAATAGTGATAATTTAGTTGATTTATTACAATATTATTCTTTACTTGAAGAATTAAAACAAGTAAAATAATGGGACTTAACGAAAGAATAAATAATATACTCGAACAAAACAAAGTAAAATTTGTTGACCCTAAATCTGAATTAGAAGCAGCGGCTGAAAAAAAAGATGAAGATTGGGCAGAAGGTATTGTTTATGTAGATGATCCTAGAATACCACAAGAATTTTTAAGAAAAATAGAAAAAAAGTATGGTCCAATTCCAAAAGGAAGTTACTTTTCAGGTAACTTTTCAATGTATTGGGAAAAGTTAGAACCAGATTATGGTGGAGAAGTAAATACAGGGGGTAGATCAGTTTCAAATCAATATAGATTACCTAATATAAATAATGTATATAGACAATTTAAAAAACTTAATGATCAACTTGACTTTTTAAAGGATAATAAGGATATAATGAAAGATGAAGGAATACAAAAAGTATTTCAACAAATAAGAGATTCATTTAATTCTTATCGTACCTATATTAGAAAAAATTATCCTGAAAATTATGAAACTGTAAAAGAAATATCAACAACAGGAGGAGGAGCAGGAGCAGCTGGGTTTACACCTGGTGAAGGAATGGGGTATGCAACACCTTACGCATTTACAGGAGGTAAAAAAGCAAAAGAACCACTAGCATTAAAAAAACTAGGATATAAAATTGCAAAAAATGAGTAAAGATCCAGGAGCAACATTAGGTCCGGGTCCAAAAGCAGGCCCTGAAGGTGTAGAAGATAATTACTATGTTAAAAAATTTAGGTATAAATTAGTACCTAAAGATAAAAAAGGTAATTATGTTCAAAAAGGATCTGGATTAGAAGTATTAAATTTATTTGAAAATGATTTTCAAAATGAAAGAGTTAATGCATTTAATTTAATTGAGAAAGAACTTAATGATATTTATACAACGATATCAAATGCAAAAAATAAAACAATAGAATATTATAAAGAAAATCCAACATCATTTAAAGTAGTAAAACCTACAGATTTAGTTTTGGATTATTTAAGAGACATTAAAAAATTATTAAAAGGAGAAGAATGAAAACATTACAAGAACAATATAATCAAATAAAAAAAGGTAAAGGCCATAAAGGAGTATTTCTAAATGAAGCTAAACGTCTTTTTCCTCAATTTATTACAAATACAACTAGCTTTAACCAAGCTACTACTATTTTAAAACAAAAATCAGTTATTAATGAAAGTATAGTAGGTCTTGGAATGGTAACAGATTCAAGTAAAGCAGCAACCCCAGATTGGCATAAACTTTTTGAAGAAAATTTAAATAAAAATAGTTGGAATAATGCTGATAAAAAAAATATAGATAATCTTAATGGAGATGAATTCCAAAAAGGTGTATATGTTGAAATGGAAAAAGTAAGAAATATAATAACAGATCAAAATATAGGAGAATTATTAAAAAAAGCCAAAGCAACAGTTCAGAAAAATTTATCTAAAAACCCACAATATTACATTGAAAATGCAGCATTTGGAATAGATGGATTAGGATATTCTGCTGATAGACTTGGATTAAAACCTACTGAAATTAAAGGAAAATGGAAAGGTAGTGGTTTTGGAGACGCTTCAAAAACTAAAATGAAACCAGGTGAACCTGGAACAGGGTATACTCCTGTAAAAGAAAATAAAATAAATTTTAAAGATTTATTAAACGACTAAGTTATGAAACAAGTACTTATTGAAACAATTTCTTTCTCACCAAAAGTAAAATTATCAGAAAGTAAAAAATCTGAAAATGGGAATCCTATAGTTGAGGGAATTTTAGCTACTGTTGAAGTTAAAAATGGTAATGGTAGATATTATAAAAGAGATTTGTGGCAAAGAGAAATGGATAAGTATGATAAAATAATTAAAGAAAATAGAGCAGTAGGAGAATTAGATCACCCAGAATCTTCTGTTGTAAATTTAAAAAATGTTTCACATAATATCAAAGATACTTGGTGGGATGGAGATAATATTATGGGTAAAGTAGAAATACTACCTACTCCATCAGGTAATATTTTAAAGTCACTTATTGATAATGGTATAACAGTAGGTGTGTCTTCAAGAGGAATGGGATCATTAAGACCTATGGGTGAAGTACAAGAAGTACAAGATGATTTTGAATTACTATGTTGGGATTTTGTTTCAACTCCTTCAAATCCAGGTTCTTATATGCATTTAGTAAACGAAGGACTTGAATTTAAATCGGCAAATCCATATACTAAAGTAAATTCTATTATATACGAAATCCTTTGTTCAAAAGGAAATTGTCCAATTTCGTAACTTTTCAGGAATCTTCATATACGTATTATCGTAATATGCCATTCTCTTATATGGTATTTAACTAATTAATAATTCTATTACGTTTCTAATAAACGTACTTCCCAAACAAAATTTTAGGAAAATGAACAGAGATTTTTTAAAAGAGGCAATCGCCGACGCTAAAGCTGTTAAAGAATCAGCAATAGCGAATGCAAAAGCTGCTCTCGAAGAATCTTTCACACCTCACTTAAAATCTATGCTATCAACTAAACTCCAGGAAATGGAAAAAGAAGATACTAAAGAGAATATGAGAGGATCTTTCGAAGAAGATGACGTTAAAGAAATGATGCGTGGTTCTTATGAAGAAGATGATGTAAAAGAAGAAATGAGGGATAAAAAAGATAAAATGGAAGAAAAAATGTCGAATCCAGTAATGCGTAAAGGTTTAAAGGGAGATGATCCTGCAGAACTTGAAACTGAAAAAATGCGTGAAACGGAGGAAAATTTAGATGAAGTTTTATCGGAGCTTGAAGAATCAGAAGTTAATGAAGATGCTAGAACAGACGCCGAAGAAGAAGGCTATAAAGATGGCATGGAAGACGAAAAGGAAGATCTTGAGGGTGAAGCCGAAGAGATTGACCTTGATGACATGACTGATGATGATTTGAAAAAATTTATCGAAGATGTTATTGAAGATATGGTCACTGCTGGAGAAATTGAAGCAGGTGAAAATTTCGAAGATGACGTCGAAGTTGATGTTACTGTAGATGACGAAGTTGACGTAGAAGTTGAAGACGAAGTTGAAGTAACAGAAAGTAAAGAAGTTAATGAATCAGAAGAAGTAACAGAAGTAGTAGGAACTGCTGCGGCAGGTATTGCTGCATTATTTGCTGCTGCTGGTGGCTTAACAGCTATTCAATTAGCAATGGAAAAACCAGAAACTGCTAAAAAATACCCAAAACTTAAAGCTATGCTTGATCTTATGGGTGAAATTGGTAGTGCTGCATCTTCTGCTAAATTGAGAGAAGCTAAGGAAGCTGCATCTGAAGAGGAATTAGATAAACTTGAAGATAAAATAGATCAAGTATTTGAAACTAAAGTAACGGAAAACGATTCTCCAGAACTTGAAGAAGCATATGCTACTATTGAAACTTTAAGATCAGATCTAAATGAGATTAACTTACTAAACGCAAAATTGTTGTATACCAACAAAATCTTTAAATCAAAGAATTTGAATGAAAATGATAAAGTTAAGGTATTAACTAACTTTGATAAAGCTGCGACAGTGAAAGAAGCAAAACTTATTTATGATACTTTAAAAGATTTAAAACCAAAAAGGGTTAAAAGATCAATTAAAGAATCTGTAGGAAGAGCTTCAAAACCATCTGGAATAGCTCCAAAGAAAAATAATCCAAAACCTATCGTTGAATCAAACCAAATGGTTGACAGATTTAAAAAATTAGCAGGAATAATTTAACAAATAATTAATTTTTAAACTTTAAAAAAATGAGCCAATTAAACTCTTTATTAGAAAGTGCTAATCCGTATAAAAGTCTACAAGACGATGCGGCTAAATTAGCAAACAAGTGGGCTAAAACAGGTCTACTTGAAGGTTTAGGTGACAATGACAAAAGTAATATGTCAATGTTACTAGAAAACCAAGCAAAACAATTGGTTACTGAAGTTTCTAATACTGGTGGAGGCGCTGGTGCTGGTACATTTACAGCTGGTACAGGTGCTCAATGGGCAGGTGTTGCTTTACCTTTGGTAAGAAAAGTATTTGGACAAATCGCAGCGAAAGAATTCGTTTCGGTTCAACCAATGAACTTACCTTCAGGTCTTGTATTCTACCTTGACTTCCAGTATGGTACTACAAAATCTCCATTTACAAGTGGAAATTCTTTGTATGGTGATACTTCAGCTAACTTTGGTAACACAAACACAGGTGGTCTTTATGGAGCAGGAAGATTTTCATACTCTACACAGACTACAGGAGCAGCAGCTCAAAATTTTGACATCACAACAGCTTCATGGTCTGATTTGAACTTTGATGGTACTTATTCAGCATCAGCAGTAGCAAATGAATTTAAACTTGCAACTTTAAACACAAGTTCAACTTCATTCCCTAATGCTGATTTAGAAGCTGCGAGATCATTTGAGATCTTTGATGGTAATACTAATATTACTGACTACCCACAATTTACTAGAGTATCAGGTAGTTCAATTATATTTGTAATTACAGGATCTAGAACAGCAGACCCACTAGATTCATATGATATTTCTGGATCATTAGCTCCAACTGATGGAGATAGAGGTGACTTCGAAGATGGTAATACTAATCTAGATGCGAATAATAATCCAATTACTATTCCACAGATTAATGTTCAAATGAGAAGTGAAGCTATTGTAGCTAAAACACGTAAATTGAAAGCTGTTTGGACTCCTGAGTTTGCTCAAGATCTTAACGCTTACCATTCACTAGATGCAGAAGCTGAATTAACTTCTATTATGAGTGAGTATATTTCATTAGAAATAGACTTAGAAATTCTAGATATGTTAATTGAATCAGCAGCTGCTGGAACTGAAGTATGGTCAGCTAAAAACAACCAATCAACTTCAACTACTACAGGTGATGGTACTTGGTCGGATCTTGGATTCTATAACTCACAAGGACAATGGTTCCAAACTTTAGGAACTAAAATCCAAAAGTTGAGTAATATTATTCATCAGAAAACACTTAGAGGTGGTGCTAATTTCTTAGTATGTTCTCCAACTGTAGGTACTATTTTGGAAAGTATTCCAGGATTTGCTGCTAATTCAGATGGTGATGCTGCTAAAATGAATTATGCATTTGGTGTACAAAAAGTTGGTCAATTAAATGGTAGATACCAAGTTTATAAGAACCCTTACATGACTGAAAATACTATATTATTAGGATTTAGAGGTTCACAATTCTTGGAAGCAGGTGCTGTATTTGCTCCTTATGTACCACTTATCATGACTCCAATGGTGTACGATCCAAACACTTTCGTACCAAGAAAAGGTCTATTAACTCGTTATGCGAAGAAAATGCTACGACCTGAATTCTATGGATTAATTGAATGTGCTGGTTTAGATACTGTATAATAATATTTATTATTTAGTATTTTAATATTAAGAGCCCCGCAATAGCGGGGCTTTTTTTATTTAACTTGGTTAACTAGTTATTAGTTAGTATATGTATAAGTGAATATTAAGTATTAATTAAATTTTTTTATTAAATGAAAGAGACACCATCTCAGTTGCCTTTTCCAAGTTTTGTTATGAATTTTCCTTTCTCGTTTTCAACAGAAAATCCCAATAACATATGGATGCAAGAAATGTCTTCTGAAGAATTAAAAGTAAACAGAGGCAAAGCGTATAAACAATTTATGGACCTATATAATTTCGTATCAGGTGCGGGATTTGTATGTAATTTACCAAGTCATGGTAATAAATTTCAAGATTTAGTATATGTTGCTAATATGGGAATTTATCTTCCTCATATAAAAGATAGTAATAATATTATTATGTCTAATTTTACATCACCCCCAAGACAAGGTGAAGAATTAGTAGGTAAACCATTTTTTGACTTAATGAATTATAAAACTCATGATTGTCCTTATAAATTTGAAGGAGAAGCAGATTTAAAATATCTACATGGTAATAATTATATAGGAGGATATGGCATTCGTTCATCAAAAGAAGCTTTTGAATGGATGGAAGAAAAATTTGATATGAATATTATTAAATTAGAAATGGTAGATGAATATCTTTATCATTTAGATTGTAATATTTTTCCTTTATCAAAATCTAAAACATTAGTATGTCCTGAATTTCATCTTCCTGAAGAAATTAAAGAAATAGAAAAATATACTGAAATAGTAGAAGTAAGTGCTGATAATGTTTATAATGGAATTTGCAATTCAGCACGTGTAGGAAATATGATTTTATGTGCTTCAAATATATCTGAATTATCCATAAATGATGAAGCATATGACGCTGAAAAACATAAAATACACGCATTAGAAAAAATATGTTACAATGAAGGTCTAGAACCTATTATATTTAATATATCAGAGTTTATGAAATCAGGTGCAATGTTATCTTGTATGATTATGCATTTGAATTATGTTGATTATGAAAGAACTTTAATATAATGGCTCAAAAATTAGAAGATTGGTTAGACACTGAAGTTGAAGAATTAAGTAAACTTCCTGTAGGAGATTTATCAAATACATTCTTTTTTAGGGATCCTATGCGTCCTAATTATATAGATTATCAACATTTTTACTCACCAGCAGATGGAGTAATTTTGTATCAAAAGATAGTAGAAGATATAAATGATCCTATTATAGAAATTAAAGGAAAAAATTACACATTACCCCAAGTAGTAGGTAATAAAAATTATAATAAACCTTCATTAGTAATAGGGATTTTTATGACATTTTATGATGTTCATATAAATAGAATTCCATACTCAGGAGTTTTAAGTTATAAACCATTAGATCCTATTGAATCTGTAAATAAACCTATGTTAGCAGTTGAAAAGGATATTTTAGAAATGGCTATAAATCCTAATAATATGGGTTATCTACATTATAATCAAAGAATGTGGAATAAAATTTATAGTCCTAGTTTAAATTATAATTATTATTTAATACAAATAGCCGATGAAGATGTAAATACTATTGCCCCCTTTGTAAACCATCAACATGAAATGATGGAACAAAATTCAAGATTTTCTCTTATAAGATGGGGTTCACAAGTAGATTTAGTTCTACCATTAGATGAGAGATTTAATTTTGAATTATTGTTAGAAAATGAAATGCATGTCAATGCAGGTTTAGACAAGTTAATCAAAATAAATTTCTTAAATAATGCCAAAATCTAATATGGAAAAAACACCCCCTAAAGGATCAGTAAGATTCTCATTATCACTATCACCAGAACAAAAGAAAGCAAAAACAGAAATATTAAAACATCCTTTTAATTTTATAGTTGGAAAAGCAGGTAGTGGTAAAACATTATTGGCGGTACAAGTTGCATTAGATCAATTTTTTAAAAGACAATTTAATAAAATAATAATAACAAGACCTACTATTTCTACAGAAGATAATGGATTCTTACCAGGATCTGAAAGAGAAAAAATGGAACCTTGGTTAGTTCCTATTCGTTCTAATATGAGAAAAATTTATAATAAACCTCCAATATTAGAAAAAATGGAAAAATCAGAGCAAATTGAATTAGTATCATTAGCACATTTTAGAGGTAGAACATTTGATAATTCTGTTGTAATCGTAGATGAATTTCAAAATTTAACAAGATCTCAATTAGCAATGGCTGTTGGAAGATTAGGTAAAGATTCTAAAATGATATTTTGTGGGGATTCATACCAAATAGACTTAAAAGATAAAAATTATTCCGCATATCATGATATGGCTAAATTAGTAAACTCAGATTATGTTTTTAAATGTGTATTAAATGATAGTCATAGACATGATGCAATAGATGACTTATTAGAATTATTAAATGGGTATCATTAATTTCTGATAATTTTCCAATATTTATAAATAAAAATTATGGCAGCAGGAAGATATTCATTTGTGATAGAACAAGGTGCAACAACAGATTTTGAAATTAGATATGCAGATTCAGGATCTAATGCGATTGACTTAACAGGTTATCGTGCTAAAATGCAAATAAGATCAGCACTAACAAGTTCATCTACATTATACCTTACTTTATCAAGTAGTTTAGCTGATGATGGAACAGGTTTAAATTTAAGTGGTTCCAATGGTTCTACTCCCTTATCATCAGGG